ATACTCCTATTTTGTATTTAGGGATATTTTAAACCAATAATGTATAAAAGGGAAAGTTTTAGGCTATGTTACGAATTTTGTTTATGTTGGCTTTTGTGAGTTTGCCTTTCTCAGCCATGATGCGTAAGTGTCTTTCTACTTCAGGAAGAAGTAATAAGGATCTGTGGAAGTCTTCTCTAACCGCAACATCATCAATGCCGCGAGAGTTTAACCAATGAGTTATGTATTCATTTTTAAGATTTTCTATTGCTTCTTTAAAAACTGGTGAATTTAAAATTCTTTCAGCTTCTGCTGCTTTAACTACTTCTTCGTGTGTGACTGACATTTATAAACTAAATAATCCTCGTTGTTGTGGCAGAAATTTACCCTGTCTTGTAATAGGTCTAACTATTTCGTCAACACTAGGCTGGACAAAATTAGAAACTGGTAAGTCGGATAGTCTAGTGAAGTTCATTGGCATGATTGATTCTGGCACTATTGGTTGAGGTGCAACTGGTAATTCAGGCATTACTGGTATGTTTGGTATAACTGGCATTTGCGGTAATCCAGTAAAGTTCATGGGTATGTTTTGTATTTCTGGAACAAACGGGATTGGTTCTTTGAAAGCTGGAATTTGTGGCATTACAGGAACTTGTGGTATTGCTGGTGTTATTGGTTGTTGCAACACAGGAGCTTGAGGAAAAACTGGAGCAATTGATGGCATATCAATACCACTTAAATCTATGTCTTCAAACTTTTCTGTGTCAATATCTTTAAGAATTTCTACATCTTTAAGTATTTCTTGAACATCTATATCAAACAATGAGGGTCGTATACTTTCTGGTTCTGGTTCTTGTTTAGGCTGGAATCCCAAACCTAATAATCCAGCTCTGCTTCTATCTATGGTTTGTATAAAATCTTCGGGTATAGGAGACATACTTGTACCATCGTAACTATCCATTCCAGGTGTTCTTGGCGGCATCATTATTCCACCAAATTTAGTTGGTTGCGCTACACCTTGAGGCGCACTTGGCATTTGCACAAAACCTTCGTTGGGTGCAGATGGAGTTCCTTTTGTTGGAGCTTTAGGCATAACAGGAGCTGGGCCTTCGCCTCTAAATCTGTTTCTTAAATCTAAGTCAGCTTGTGTATACCCCATTGGATCTTCTGGAGAATAACTAACACCTGGTGCAATAACTTGTTCCATTGGCATACCGCCCGCTATTGATCGTGCGTAATCAAACCCAGAAGAATATGTTGGATCTGTTTTTTGTTTAGCCTGATTTCTTAATAGACTAAATATTCCACCACCACCTTGACCAGCTAAATTTGTTCCGCCATCAAGCTTAATTTGATTTCTTAGTATTTCTTGTAGCTCTGGGTCTAAAAAAATTGACATAATTATTAAGTTATTAGTTTATCTATTTTAGCATCAAGTTTGTCTATTTTGTCCATTAATCTGGAATATTCAACATTGTGTGCGTGTCTAGTCACATAGTCTCTAGCTATTTCTTCTCTTGTTTTATTCACTAATATATCAATCCTTTTTGCTTCGTTTTCATTTTTGCGGATGGAGTAGAACAATGGTGCTATAACCAAAGTTACAAAAATATTCCAAACCACATAGAATGAAAGTTCCATTAGAAATCAATAGCTCCAGATATGAGGCCTTGGACGATTAGCTTCAGCCTTGCTGATATCGAGGTGTATAAATCTTCCATTGCCTTTTTGATTAACTCCAATTCCTGTAAATCCGTAACCTTCTGCTGCGGATACTATTTGTAATGCTTGTTTGTGGCTGCAACCAATATCAACTGCGATGCCTAAATTGTGAGTACCTGGCTTACTTTTCTTTTTTTCTACTGGGTGTTCTGAACATCTGTAACCCGAAGTTATAACAAAGGGAAAACCTAAGTCCTCTCTAAGCGATTGTAACTTATCTATTAACTCATGTTCAATCTTATTTTCACCACAATGCTTACAAGCAAACTCTTCTAATCTAAAATTCTTCCATTCGCTCATTTTTTATCCTTATTACTAGCACCAAAGTAAAAAGATATAACTGCTGTAGCTATACCAGTTAAAGAACCAATAATAAGCATGACGATATCATCGCTAGTATCTGGGATAGGAAAAGCTGTTATATAAAATATATAACTCATAAAACCTGTCATAGATAAAACACCCAATATAGTTGGTGTTAAATCACCTGCAAATTTAGATCTAGCATCTTTTCTATCGTCTACTTCAAGTGCAAAGATATCTACATCTAATTCTTTCATTTGTACTTCAAATTCTTTTTCACATTTTTTTAGCTCAATCATTTGATCTGCGGTTATATTTTGCATTGCCTTTTCTATTTCTACTGGATTGTTTTTTACACCTAGAACTGTAGAAAGTATTTGACCAGCTTGTCCGCCTAGTGGCCCACCTATAGCTGCGCCTAGTGTTGGAGCAAGACTGCTTACTATGTTTTTAATTTTGTTCAGTTTCATGTTTGTTTTCCTTGCAATGTAATTTTATAAAATACTCTGCATCCACTAATGCCAATGGCTTAGTATTATTTCTCTTTATTATAACTAAAGGTTCGTAATCTTTACAGTTAGTACAAGATTGTTCATAGGCTTTCCAAACATTAACTGCTTGTTGGTTTTTGCACTCGATTGAGTAGGGGAATTGTTTGCGTGATTGTACGCCCATAATGACATCTTCGCCTGAAGATCCCATAGGTCTTGATTCTAAATCTTCGGGATCAAAACCAAGTATTGCAACGAGTTTATCAACAACCCATTGCTGTAGTTTTCTACCCTTGGCTTTTGCCGAGGATGGTCGCACTTATTTCTTTTTAGATTTTTTAGTAGATTTTTTCTTTGGCGGTCTGCCTACTTTAGATCCGTATGTTCCTTTACCTTTTGGCATGATTAGCTCCTTTTTTTTGATTTTTTAGGTCTTAATAAATCTGCGTCTGCCTTTCTTGCACCGCCTTTACCTGTAGCAAATGATCTTACACGACCAGCAGCCCATGATTGCGGTGTTTGTCCAGGACGAGAACCAGAAGAGTAATAAGCACCCATTCCTCGTTGATAAACTTTTCCTAAAGTGTTTTTTGATATACCACTAGATTTGTGATATTTGTTTATAACATCTTGTTTACTTGACACTTTTAACCCTTTGTTTTGCGATTTTATTCATCATAGCTGCTGTAAGTTTACCAGCTTTATATAAAGCAGAGGTTTTTTTAATTTCTGCTTCTCTTGCCTTTGGGTTTTTTGCTCCACTAACATATTTTTTTGGAACGCCGCCCTTAGTCTTCGGAACTTTTTTAAAAGCTCTTTTCATTTACTTGTAAAACTTAGAAGTAAGTTTATGCCAAAGTGTTGGTTTATATTTTTTTATTAAAAAACCGCCAACAAGTGACAGAACTATTATTGTAATTAATGTATCCATAATTTTATTATACTACCATTTAACTTTATCAGCCCAATAAGCTGCTGACAATTTTCCTTTAGAAATATTTTTAGCGTGTCTAGCTTTGAATGACTTTCTCCTGGCTTTATCTTTTGCAGTCATTGGATTTTTACCAGCACCACTTACACCTTGTTGACCAAAGCGTATAAGTTTTATGACATCGCCAACCTTTGCTAGAACTGCGTGTGATTTTGTTTTGTGACCAGGCGTTCTTTTAGGTTTGTTATAACCACTAAACCTTTCGCCTCTGTATGTAATAGCCATTAGTGTAAAGTTTTCTCCTCACAGCTTAATACTTCTGAATCCTCGGTTACTTCACCACCAGAGATAATACCAAGTATTCTAACTGCATCTTCTTGGCTTTTGGCTCTAATATCACTACCGACATAAACTAGATCGTCAACTAACACTTCTAGGTTATATAGTTTGATTGCCATTGCCAGTAAATAGTCCTTGAGCTTGATCTTTTGCAGTTTGCCTAATGTTTTCTCGGTCACGCTCCATGATAGCATTTATTTCTGCAATGTTGACTTGTGCGCCATACTTAGCAGTTAATTCTGCTGCTTTAAGTCTAATCTGTGCTTCAGTTTCATCTCTGTTTCTATCATCATCCATGATGATCTTCATGCGATCAGTCTCAGCATCAATGATAGCTTTCTGCGCTTGGTTTTGCGCTTTCATAGCTTCTGCTTGTGCGAGCATGGTAGCTGCATCAGGTTGTTGTGACTCAGGCGGTTGCGGAGGCATAGGTGGTACTTGCGTATTAATAAACGCTTGTGGATCTTTAAATCCAGCCATCTCTATCATGCGAGTCAAAGTATTAGAATACTGTTGCATGGATACCAATGGATTGCTTGGCCCAAGGGTTTGCATGATTTGTTCTTGTTTACCTGCAAGTTGTGCAAGGATTGCAAACTTCTCTTCATCAGAAGATTTAGAGATAGCTACATTAACCACCATGTCTTTATCTGATTCCCAGTATCTAGGATCAACAGGAATGAATTGACCTTCTAATCTAAATACATCTTGTGCATTTTGATGTTTGATAATTAAGTTGTTAGTAATTTTAAAGAGTTGCTTGAGTCCACCCTCGGCAAAATGTCTACAAATAATTTCTATTCGGCCTTGCGCTCCTGACATGGTAGCGGACACAGCTGCACTGGTGCTTGATTGCAAAGCATCTGCATTTAAGCCAGCAGAGGCTTTAGACACACCAGTCCTATTCTCTTTTGCTTCATCGAGGTATCCAAGAACAGGGAAAGCCTCTTTACCAGCGAAGGGTACTGTAAAGGGTTGAACCATCCCAGGGGCGCGAACTCGAATGGGCTGCCCGATATCAGTATTGAGTACATCGTCAATATTGACTTGACCTTCAACAACAGCCATACGAGGAAAGATAGAGTGTCCAAGCGAATCAAGGGTATCTCGCATAATTTGGGATTTTGCAGCTTGGATAGGCTTTAAATAATCCGCTGGACACGAACCGATTGCAGTATGTGGTTCAGGATCTGGGCAGAACATAGCAATGGGTAAATCATCCCATTGTTCTACATTCAACACATTCACACCTTCACCCGCAGTACAAACTCTTATTCTTTCATCGATGCCATCGCCATCGAAGTCATAAAAAAGATAATGTTCAACATATAAAACTTCTTTCGCACCCGTATCATTTCTATCTGGGTATACCATGTTGTCAAATGGATTTCTTGCCTCTATCTCGTCAAAGGCTTCTGGGTCAACTGCACTAGAGCTTTGGGTTGCGTATTGTTCTATTTCGTCTTGGTCATAGCCCATAGCCACTAAATCAGAAACAGATTTAATCATGCGGTGCGCGACATAAGATGCAGATTCGAGATCGCGCGCGTTGCGTGAAATTAAGACTTCTTCGGGTGGTATGGATTCAATACACACTTGATCTTTAGCCTTAACTCTACGAATGGTTACATCGTACTTAGCAGGAATCTCTTGTGTTACTTCTTCACCAGATAGAGGATCAACTTGAGTCATCATTTCCATGGTGACAGATTCTTTGACAACCTCTACATTGGGGTCAAGCACCAAAGCTTGATATGAAACAGGATCTAAGTCTGTGTATTCGCTGGTAGATGCTGAAATAGAATCATCCCAAAAGACTTTGACAAAACCGCTCTTTCTAACCAACGCATCTTTGAACGCATCGTATAAAACTTGAAAGCCTTGGTTTTTTTCTTGAATGATGTAATTAACATAATTGGTTTGTTGCTCGGCAACAGGGATGTCTTCTGGGCCATGCGGTACAAATTCAACAATCTTTTTAGTACCAAAGAAGGTACGCATGATCGATGGCAACATAAAGAGTACGCTATCTCTAACATCAGTCGAAACAAATTCAGACTGCATACTAGAAGTACCAGCAGGTGATTCACCTAAATAATATTCTGTAGATTCTGCTCGCTCTGCACCCACTTGATGAATGAAATCTTTTGCATCATCCATCTCTGATTTAATAACACCAGCAAGATGCTCCATGCTAGTTTCTTCACTAACCACATCTTCCATTTTGTCTTCGTAATCTTTTGCCATGTAAAACTATCCCACTCGAATGATTCGAGATTTTAAAGGTTTTTTGAAATTATAACCGAAAACACTCTCGCTTCCACTAAAACTTGCAGCCGAACTTGCCATGGTTAATGCAAGTGCATCTGCTTTGTCTGGAGATTTTATTCCGCGTTTGCGCATTTCATCTTTTGACTCTATCTTTATTTTTCCAGTCGAAGTATATTTATAGAGAGGCGCAGCTAATTCTGATACAAGCTCATCATCATTAGGAAGTCGGCAATCACGCTGCGCCAGCCAATCCTTAATCGCAAACCATAACTCAGCTCGCAAGTTCAAATAGTTCTTTTTGGTACTTGGAGCTTCTGCCACATTCACCCCGCGCACTGGTAAATTCTGCTCACGCAGTCGATCAACCACCCCAGCACCAAGTCCAATCACATCGACCAAGATCTCTTGCGGTCGTTCCATAACAGTACAATCATCGAATCGATTTTTAACCACACCACAAAGCTGCATCAAGTCCATGGAGGCAAATGATTTAATTTCTAAGACAGTATTTCCCTGGCGCACGCACAAAGCGCTGTTATCGCCACCGAATCTAGCAACATCTAAACCCCAAACGATTGGCTCATTCGCAGTCAGCGTGACATCGCGTTCTACCGCACCGCGCACTAAGTCAAGCGGTATGACAGTATCATCATCTGCGCTAGGAAACTCGCCCATGACCTCCACGCGCGCGACAGTAGAATCTTCGCCATACTGCTCGATCATCGATTGGAAGAGCTTTTGGTCAGTGCCTTCGACTGTGCGCGAGTCGATTTGTACATTCTGCCAAAAGCGCTTTTTGCTATTAAAGGAATCGTAAAATGGGCCTGTGTTTCGGCGCGGGTTGGAGAAAGTAAACCAGTAACGATTGGATGTTGGTTCAGAGAAGAAACCCTCGGATACGCTGTAGATGGGCGAAGGTATACCTGAAGCCTCATCCATGATTAAACAGACCCCGTAGGAGCTGTGAATACCCGCAAAGGCATCTGGATTTTCCTCGCTCCATAGTTGCGCCTGCGCGTAGTAATAACCAGTATCAATCTTGAGGTCGCGCTCTAGCGCTTCTTGAAACCAAGGCGCTGGTTTGACTGTGGTTGCTGTTTTATGAAACCAATGAGAGTTGATTGCAAGAGTCATCCATTTACCAAGTTCAGCCCAAGTTCTACTTCTAAGCTGTTGCTCGGTGTTAGCAGTTACTATGATGGTAGCCCCCAGTCTTGTGGATAACATCCAAAGAATAATCCATGCAACCAAAGCAGATTTACCAATACCACGACCTGAAGCTACAGCCATTCTAAACATCTCTGGTAAATCCCTAGTGCCATTTCTAGCAATGTGGATTGTCATTTCTCGCAAAATTTTTTCCTGCCACTTGCGCGGGCCTTTAAAGTCTTCGAGGGGGGTGTCTTTCATTCCCCAAGGGAAAGCAAACTTAACAAAGTTTAATGGATCGTCTTTTACATTGACTGACCATATCTCTGTCATCAATCTCTTTTCGTCTTCGGCTTTATATTTCATAAAAAAAATTTAAAAAAAAAATTAAAAAAAATTATCGCAAGAGTTCCATGTACACTGCCCCGCGCCCTGAACGAGCCTGGGGGGTCTACAGCGATAGTAAGTACTAACTTTCATAATAGTAAGTGTTCACTATCACCCTAGCGCGCGCCCTGTGTGTGATTGAGTGAACGCGCTATCAGAAGCGCGGAGAGTTGCGCTGTGAGCTTCGCGCGCTCGTGCGCGTGGGTAGGTACAAGGGAGAAGATAAATACCCCGTGCGCAAGCTCTCATGAGTTCTTAGCCTTGTTTAATTGTTTTATGTCGATCTCTTCGCGCGCGCTGGGTAGCGCGTCCGCTTGGTGTTCGATTATGCGCGCGTTGGCGCTGGAGATTATTTCGCTCAAGTTGAGCGTGTGCGAGACTTCTTGTTTTTCTGCCCAGCGCTCGCGGTCGGCGGATTTGAGATAGAACTGGATCGCTTGAAATTCTCCATCTTCTATTTTTTCCATGAGTTTGGATGTTGCTCTAGTTAATCCTTTTGCTTTTCCTCTCTCTAATGCGTCATTTATTTCTTGTTTTTTTTTGCGGTTCTTATCGAATGCACTCCAAGAAATGCCAAGAGATCGGCAAATATCCATGACTCCCATATTTAAACCAGCCAAATATTCAACTTGATTAATTTGATCTTGTGTAAGAATTAAAGCCTTTCTTCCTCTCTTTTTAGGCGTTTTTTGTTCCATAATTCATTTTTATTAGTAATTAATTGTAATTAATTAAATTCCCTTATGCCCCTATATTATCGCATTCCTGGAGCATTCACCTAATTTGAATACAAAGAATGTGCATAAAAATGTTGATATGTGATTTTTTATGATGATATAATTATTTCAACAGGGAGATAATCCCAAATTTTAATCATTATAAAAGGAGAGATAATGAAAACAATTAAAGTAAAGCAAGGAATGTTAACAGACAAAATGATTGATGTTGACTTAGAAGCATTTAAGGAAAGATGGTTAAATCAAACCAATCAATTTAAATCTTTATGTAATGGAACTTGTGAAGAGTTTGATGAGCAAAATTATTTGTATGAGTTGCTAGAAGAGACAGCAACCAAAATAATTGAGAATGAATTTAACAGGCTTTATAGGAGACAGAACAAAGCCGCATAACAACCCCCCACGATTTAGCGCCCCGTCTTTTCGGGGCTTTCGTGGTATAAGCAACCCATTTAACAAAGGAGAGTAAAAATGGATTATACAGAAAAAGAAACTTTTAATATTACAGTTAAATGTGATAGCGATATTGAACGAGATATTGTGCTAGATATTTTAACCGATCATTTAGCAAAGCATAAATATAAAAGCCTAATTAGATTCGGGGCAAAAAATTCTAATGTTTTTTTCTCAGAAAATGACGGCAAGCATTTCACAAATAAGGAGAGAGCTGTAAATTAACAACCCCCCTAACCATCTAGGCGCGTTTTATATGCGCCTTTGGTGGTATAACTAACTTACTTTTAAGGAGAGTAAAAAAATGAGTAAATTACATTACACAAAATATAGAAAGAATTATAAAAATTATATTCTTGATTGTATTGATTCAGAAGATGATCTTATTAACCAAGAACTAACAAGAAATCAAAAGATTCAATATTTATTTGATAGGTTCAATTCAGAATATGGCTGGAACATTCAAAGAGTAGGCAAATATCAAGCAATGCAAGAGTGGTTGAGTGGTTTAGCTATCAACATTCCATATACATATATTGACATTATCGAACTAGCCAAAGAAATGGGCTCAATAGATAGCAACGCATCAGAGTGGTTAAAAGATTTTACATGTCAAAACTATTTTAGATTTATGGCTCAAATGGTTTTGTCTCTTGAAGATGAACTTGAAGAGGTGGCGTAATGGAACTATTACACAATAGAGATTTTAAATACTATGACAAGAACGCGGACAGCGTTGACATGGTGAACTACATAAAAACCATAATGGCTAGAAACTTTATAGAGGAAATCTATTCTCTATGCCTGGAATATCCCCAGCAATTCAATCAAGCCTTAACCGAGATTGAATATTTATATTCTAAAAAGTTAAATGCTTTTGTTTATCCGCCTAAAAATTATATTTCATATAAGCAAGGGCAAGAACAATTAAGAGAGGTGAACCAATGAAAGACTACGCGCACAAATTACACAAGCCAAGAAAACCGCAACATTGGACGAACCAAGCGCGGACAATTACCGAGAATATAATAATAATATTTTTCTTTGTATCTCTATTAACTCTTATATCTTGGGTGATCTAATGAATATTATTACTAACTTTGGAAATAAACGCTTTGAGGGTTCAGTTGATGAACTTAAAAAGAGAATCAGACAAGAGCGCAAGATATACCTAGTTGATTGGGTTGACGGATACGGAGAAGTACCAAAAGAAAAGGTTTCTCTCTATACGCTCATCAACTCGGATGATTGGGGTTTAGATGATGAATTTATAGCGCAATTACATTTTCTTAAAGATGATGCAACGCTTACATATTCAGACCCTAGCGGAACTCTAACCTTTACCAAACAAAAGGAGGTGATCTAATGAGCGCTGATACATTAAAAGAGTTTAGGATAACCCAAACATACACCATGCAAAAAGAAGCGTACATATACGCGGACTCATTAGAGCAAGCTGAAGAGATTGCTGAAAATGATGATTCTATTGAATGGGAAATTAACGACAACGTGCTGATTGGTGACAGTCAAATATATTTTGCTGAAGAGGTTTAACTATGAGCGTTACTAGATACAACTTCAGCAAGCCAAAGATTAACCGCCAAGAATTAGAGCTGCTTAACTGGTTCTTAGCGCACACCAATGACAACCCGCTGATTAACCCCAAAGCCTTGGAACTATTCAAGGCTAACGGATACAGCGCGAAAAATTACCAAGACTTAGTAAACAAAGTCAAAACCATTTTAAAAACTTATAAAACCAAGAGGGAACTATGAAAATAAATAATCTAACGCCTAAACAATTTGCTAGGCGAGAAATAATAAAATACTTGCGCGATCTATTCGACAACCCGCAAAAGTATATACAAGGCTTTGACGATCTAACACACAGACAGCAAGAGGAAATCTTACGCTTCATATCGCTGGACGAGCATAGAATCGATAAACTTTTAAATTTACCAATGGGGGAATCATGAGCGCGATTAGTAAAAATATATATATAAATAGAAAAGATTGTTATGGCAACCTTGAAACAGTTGACGAATTTAATCAAGGGCGTAAATACGTCAAGGAAATGTTAAAAGAATATCGCCTATCTGATTCTGGCGCGTATTATTACATGAGCCAAAGATGTTGCAAAGATTGGCTAGAAAATAAAACTGCACAATGGGGGAAACATGACTCAGCATAAAGAAATGATAGAGGAAGCTAGACGCTTGCTTAAAACCGAAAGGGAAAACATACCAAGCATGAGCAAGAACTTTAACAAAGATTACTGGCTCTTAACCTATCCGTGCGGAAAGATTGTTAAAACTTACGAGGATAAGCGCAAAAAGGATGTAATAATCCAGGAATCGCACTAATGATTGAAACAATAGGCTTCATCTTTGGTATTGGTTTTTTAATATGGTTAGTCGTAGTCTTAATACTATGGCTAATCGTTAATTATTGGGGGAATATGTAATGTCATACGATATAGCGGAATACAAATACACCAACCATATGCGCGAACATTACGGACTCATAGGCGAAATAGAATACCCCTCCCGCACCCGCTCGCACCAAGACGAAAAAGGCAACTGGCTTTTAATCTCGGAACAAGGTCTTAAAATGGCAAAAGTATTTAAAAACGGGGATATAATAGCCTAACCAGTTAATAACCAATCAACGGGGCGCACACAAGATAGCTTTACTCTCCTTCCCCAAGTTAGCTATCGCGCCCCACCTCGCGCAAGTGCGCACCTAAACCAACCAATAGAAAATGCTTCTTACCCCCCGCCTGGGATTTCCTTAACCGCTTGCGCTCACCCTCTAGCACACACCAAAGAACCTCCTTCTCTAACAACTCACTCATCCCACGACTCGCGCTGGTTCTATGCACTCCAATCATCTTGCAATAATAACTAATGGCATCATGGCTACTCCAAGTCTGCCATCTGTAGCGCTCGCACACGCTCCAAAGTAAAAGTTTCGCTACTGGCGATAAATCTTCTCGGCCTGCGTGCGTGCGGTAGAGATTCCAGATTTCTTTTTTTAACTTAGAATAATCACGAAAGGTTTTATCAAACTCGATGGATATGAGTGCGCTTTCGCGCTCGCGCTCAATGTTCCCCGCGCTCACCCACCAGGAATTTTTTAATTCTTCTCTCATACTTCTCCTTTCTTTCTTAAGAGACACAAAACCCGCTAAGGGTTTTTGTCTCTATATATATATGTATATATATACGGATATTTGTAGCGTTTTGCTTATAGTGTTGTAGCGCTTTGCTATAGTCGTTGTAGCGTTATGCTACAAGCATTGTAGCGCTTTGCTACAAGCTAACCAATACCACCAGGCAACATAACAAGCCGATTAAGGCTAATTTCATCATCGTTTCATGGTTCATTCTTCTTTCTCCTCCTTGTCAAACCCAAAAGCTACTTGACTAATAATGTTCTCGATTCTTTTATAAGTATCTAAATCTTCTTTTGATTTGGTACTTTGTCGATCTATCTCGGTGGCGTAATCACCGAGGACAGTAACAATAATATGTTTATCTTTTTCGCTTAGAATCAGTCTCATTTTTTTGCTCCTTGTTTGGTTTCTTCTTACCAAAGATTTTATCAAAATTATCTCTATATTCTTGGCTGTAAACTAAATCTCTTGGTTTATCACCTTTACCCGCCATGACTCACCTTTTGGTTATCATCTTTGGGTGGATAGGCATTGGCTACCGCTCCACACTCAGGACAGCTAAAACTTAATTTAAGATTAAATAAATTATTGTATCGACTGATATCTTTCTCTCTTTCCAACTTCATATTGGCATTACAGTTAAAACATTTCATTCTTTACCTCTCGTTTGTATTTCAAAATGGTTGATTTCATTTCTCTCAACCGCTTCTTTAAACTTCTTTTTAAGTTCATCTTGACTTAGATTGATCGCATCATCAATGAAGACCACACCTTTGACTGCATCGCTCATACTTCACCCTCGCGTCTAATCTCATCTTCTTTGGGAAAATATACATCCACATGAGAGCCACACTTAGGGCAAGATAGATTTGTAACCATGCAGAAGATTGAATCTTCCTCATCGTCTAAATCGTGATCTGCACCCCATATTAAATCTGTTTCACAATGCCAACATTTCATTTTTCTCTTGATCCTCCAGGTAATTGTTCTACATCAAACCATCCACATGGGTAATTAATCATATTAAAAATCTCCAAAATTAAAGTTGCTCTCTTTGTAAGGCTCAAGCACGGCCTCTTTTCTAAACAATGTCTTGATTGATACATCAACCTCGGATGAATTACTTTTCACCACCGCACCCTTCACCACGCGCAACCGCTCATAGTCCACTCCATTATCAATACAAATTCTCTCCGCTTCTTCTTCATTCGCTAACCACAAGGCTATCGCTAACCTATGCCCATCGACTAAAGAAGATGCGCCTCGTATCTTACTGCGCACATTCATCGGATCGTCATCAGCTTGGAGAGCCGCCTTTGACATATGATGAATACTTAGGGTGCAACAGTTAAAGCGCGAGGAGATAGAGGCGCAAAGTTGACAGTAAAGTTGAGCAGCTTCATTAGATGAACTAATCGGCGCTCCACTCATGGCTTGGATTGGGTCAATAATAACCAGTTCTAAATTTGGTATGGTTTCTAATTCAGCTAAGAGTTCTCTAGCTTGATCGGTGATTTGTAAACCTTTTGAATCATCTCTAATAAGAATCAAGGGTTCTGGTTGATCGGGAATGGTATGGGTGAACACATCATAAGGTGCATCGAATCTTTTATTACCTTTGTCTAGTGCATTGATTCGTCTATGGATTTCAACCAAGTCATCCTCGGCTGAGAGTATCACCACATTACCGCCTTTAAGTATGGGATGGTCAAACCACATTCCAGAGCCTTGCGATACTTTAATAGCTAAATCTAATGCCATCATGGATTTACCCACCCCACCAATCGAGGCAAGGATACCAGGCTTGGATATTTCTAACAGTTTATCCACAAGCCAAACTTTAGGTGGTGGTTCTTTAACTAAGTTTCTAATTGGGTGTTTGGTTAATCCCAAACCTTGATTCAATATTTCTAATCTAACTCTATCTAATCCATGAGTTTTAGCTAAATCGTTATAGTCTCCTCTCGCGCTCGGCACGCGCACAAAACAGTTAGGAATAGCAGATGCTACCTCGTTAGCTTTCCTCTCTCCTACGCCGTTCTCATCGTTATCTAGGGCTATATATAATCTTGCCTGAGATATCTTACGAATATTAGTGACAGCCTCTAGCGTAAAGTTCGCCGAAAATACGCAAACTGTCGGTATCTTCGTAGACTCATAAACTGTGGCTGCGGTTGAGTATCCCTCGACAATGATTAAGTTTTCTTGTGTGGCTAATGTTGATTGCTCGCACCCAATAAGAAAAACATTACCTTTAATTTCGCTCGCGCTCACAAAACGCTTCTGTCCTTTCTTATCGATATACTGTAAACTACGCACCTCTCCGCTCACCGCAGAGATAACAGGAACAATTAAACTTCCGTTCAGTTGTTTCAATCCATAACTTTTAACATTTTTACTATTAAGATACTCATGCGAAATGACAGGCTGACAATTTTTATACCTTTCTTGAACCTCTTTAGCTACTTCATCATGCCTAACTTTCTTCGCTACTTCGGCCCGCTCAATAGCTTCCTCCATTCTTTTTTGTAGTGCCACTCTATCAATGTTAGATAGTTGATTGGTGTTAATGCTTGACCACTTGTGTTGTTCACCTGTTCGCCAGTTACCAAAAGTTGCGAAATAATTTCCGTCTAGCTCGTTGATAACATACCAACCGCTACGCTCATTGCCTTTGTCTGGTCTTACACCAGGCGCAGATTGTACGGGTACTCTTGTTACCTGCCCTGTTAAATCTAATGAATTGACAAACAACCCTTGGTTATTCATCTCGCGTATTAAATCATCTGTGCTGTTGCCTTGACTGGCAAAAGCAAAGTTATCATCAATGACTAAGCCTTTCTCTCCATACCATTTAGTCAGTTCCATCTCTTAATGTTCTCTCCAATTGTCCTGTTTCTGCTTGATGGTTGGCCCAATTAAGATATTCTCTTACAGCCTTACCAAATAACAGTTCTCTTTTTTCTCTATCCCATTCGTGCATCACATAAGAACCTGTGTTCTTTGCTATCTCAAGATAGGTGTCTTTGGTTTGTTTGATAGCGTAGTCTAAGCCCTCGTTGCTCATCTGCGCCATGTTCTTGAGTCGTTCACCTTTTTTTATTTTGTCTAGGTGATCCACGCTACAAGCTCCAAACCAAGTGTCATCTTTGCCATATACAAACCCTTTCGCTGGCGCTCTACAAAAAGCGCACAGCGATGGTTTACTTATTAATGGATTAAAAAGGGATCTTGTCACCAAGATCGTCTTCTACTTTCGGAGGTGTCGGCGCACTTGCCTCTACCTTTTTACCCTCTGCTGGTTGCCAGTTGCTACCAAACTTAGAGTCGATCTCTGGGTAGTTGTTTTCGTTTAGCTTTAACATACAACTAACTGTCTTACCATTAAGCTCGTTAGTGTCTTTTAAAGTTCCAGTAATGCCAGCTGCTTTTGCAAGACCTGCCATTTCTTTCATACCAAAACCAACATACTTAGGATTGTCATGCGCAACAGTTACAGTAAAACCTGTTTGTAATCCTGTTCCCGCAATCCTAAAGTTAAGTTGCATACCCATCCAACCATTCTGACCCGATCTTAATTCTTCATTAGTATTTACATACTCAAGATCATATCGTCCTGGTTTTATATCCGTTTGTTGTTCGACAACTTCCACATCGCCGAAAAAATTACTTATATCCATATTGATACCCTTTATATCTATATATTAATTAACCTGGATCGTAAGAATCATAATCAGATAAGTATTCGATTAAATCCTCACAATCCGCCTGCATTGAAATAAGCCAATGTAATCCGTCAGTAGGTAAAGAGTTGTCCTCTGGATTAATAGAATCTATGTGTTTATTCAAGATCATATCAAACAGTTTTAAGGTTCTCTTTACTCTTTCAACTTCTCCTAATCGGCTCATTTCAACATTTCCTCTCTTATGGTTGCCCACTCAAAAGGCATTTCACTAGGCAAGCCATATCTGTTCTTGGCCATATAACCAGGTGCTTGCTCAGTAAAAATAGTTCTGTCGCCAGCAACAGTCTTGGTGGTCATACCCATCTTGCCTTTGACTTGTACAGTTCCAACTTTATAGTTGGCAAAAAAGACTGCATCGCTATGTTCTACCAACAAGTCAGCAGCTTTACGATGTAGTTTGATTTCATGTCGATCATGTGGATCGTTGGATGGGTCTTCGTATCTGCGAATCTGATTGTGTGCAATCTGTATTACAGTCATGGACTTTTCATCCCTGAGTCTGTTAAGAACCTCAACATACTCTTTCCACTTATCAAGAGCTGCAACATAGCCTTTACCATATGCAGGTGTATCTATTTGCGCCCAACCATTTTCTTTGCAAACATGATCCCATAACAAAGTTTCTAACCAGTCTAATGAATCAATACAGGCAACACGAAACTCGTGATCTTCTGTAAGTAAAGAATTTAAGTTAGTCATAAACTCTTCATAGGTCTTTGCTACTGGAAAGTGATCGCACTCAATCTTTCCGATACCATCTTCAGATTGTACGATTACACATTTATCCATGCTTGCGGCAAATGATGTTTTACCAATACCACCTGGGCCATAACATATAAGCCTTG